CTGTGTGGGCTCGGTAATAAGCGTAGCCACATGGCAAAGACCAACCATTGGCGCCAGCCTTAAGGAACCGTTCAGCCCGTGTGACGTTTGTCGTGGACTTGACTGCGATGCGGCAGTCCACGAGATTGCGTAACCGTTCCTGGCGTTCAGCTAGTTTCTTAATGTCGGCGACCTTGCCCAGGTTCAAACCGGTACACAGAGCCTCAACGTCGTCGGGCAGATTGATGAATTTCTCATCGTCCTTGGCAAAGGCATAGGCATACTTGTCTTTGTCAGTACGCAGCTCCTTCGGCTTCTTGATCCAGGCTGGACTGATCTTCCTTGGCGGCTCAATGCCTTCGGCACGTAGAAGCTCAGCAAACTTCTCGTTGCTACCGATAAGACGCTTAGCTTTGAGGATGATTCGTTCGTCACCAGTCAATGCTCGTTCAGCTGCAGTCTTGAGGATCGTCTTGATCTCAGGACCTTCATAGGCGTCGTAAGGTACGACGGCCATGAGCAGCTCTTTACGTCGTGCCAGCTCGCGCTTTAGCTCAGCTTCGACGCGAGGGATGTCGACCTTGAGCACTGGGTCGCAGAACATGCGCACCGTGAGGTCGATCAAGTCGATCTCGTCGCGCGGCATGTTCGGCAGCATCTCTTGAAAGATGCCCAGCATCTCATCTACGTCGACACCACAGTAGTCAGCGCCCTGATCGTAGAGCTTCTCGGCCACGAGCTGCTTGTAGCGCCGGCCCTTCATCTTTTCCAGGTTACCCTTGAGCTTGCCGGCGCGGCCGTAGAATTGCGCCACTTCGTCGAGACCAGCACCGATCTCGTTACTGTGTAGGCCCCGGGCTATACTCAACGTGCAGTAATACTTCGCTGGCACAACGCCGTAATGATGGCTCAGGATAAAGCCGTCAAACTGCGTATTGTGACAAAGCAGTGTATGCGTACTCCATGGAATCGTTTTAAGGAACGTAGCGATCTTCGGACCGGGGATAACGACACGCTTCTTCTTACCGACCTTCACGCCCATCATCAGCGCTTCAAAGCGCGGATCACGGACATATTCTGATGTGCTGAGTTTGCTTAGTGTGTAGTCGTCATCATAGAAAGTTTCGAAGTCGATGGCTACGAGTCGGCTCCAATCAACTTGTTCAGTGGGGAAAGTAGGGCGAAAGAAAGTGGGCGATGGGAGTTTAACGACGTGGCGGACAGAACTAGCCCAACTCATCTTGTTAGTTCCTTGGCAATCTTGTTTGCAAGTGGGTCAATCCGCTCCGTATTCGTCGCAAACAGCTCCAGTAGAGTCTTCATACGTCCATCCTTGGGCATAAGAATCTCGTGATAGATCCGCTCCTCGATACTGTCAGTAGCAAGACAGACCACGATCTCAGTCTTCTTCTTTTGACCGATACGAGCTTGTCGGCGATTTCCCTGCTTCCACCATTCCAGGTCATAAGTAGGACCTGACCAGATGATCGAAGTACCTGTAGTCAAGGTCAAGCCATGCGCAGCGCTCTTGGGATGAGCAAACAGTACGTCATAACTTCCGGCTTGATACGCCTGCACGATCATGTTGCGTTCAGCATCACTAGCGTCACCATCAATCACTGCGAAATTCATGCCTCGTGCTTCAGCTTCAGCGATAAGGGCATTGCGTTGATGGCCCCAGTAGAAAAACACAATGGGGTGCTTACGCACCTGGGCCATATCAAGAATCGCTTCATAGCGGCTCCCATCGATGAGGTGGTATTTCTTGTCGTTGTCATAGACTGCGCCGCTGGCGATCTGACAGAGCTTCGTCGTAACGGCAGCTGCGTTGACAGCAGTGAGCGCAATGTTCTTGGCTTGCCCAGTGACTAGCACTTGAGCCAGCTCCATATCGTCATACGCCTTGCGTTGCTTCGGCGTCATCTCATACTCGACGGTGTATGTATGTGTGGCAGGAATATCCACACAATCTTCGAAGCGATGACGCACGACGATGTCGTCGATCAAGCCGAAAACGGCTTCTTCAGCGCCATCCCTGTCACGCCATTCCAATGCCTGTGCTGAGCGACCCACTTGAACGGGCGTACACACGCTGTTGCGGAACGCGTAGAAGCTTGGGCCCAGACGCTTGCCGGCGTCAAGTAACATCACTTGGTGCCAGAGATCGCAGATGCCATTGCTGGTCGGTGTAGCAGTCAAACAAGCGCGGTGCTTGAAGACAGGCTTCGAAGCAAGGCGCATGTGAGCAATCTTGAACGCTGCCTTGGCTCGTTGACTGGTGTGATGTTTGTACGCAGTGCTCTCATCGTTTACAAGTTCACCGTTTCTGAACTGCTGCCAGAAAGCAGGTTTCTGCTTGACGAGCCACTTGGTTGCGTCATGGTTCGTGATGTACGCATCAGCCTTGACTGAGAAAGCTGCTTCGCGGTTCGTCGCTGTAGCTACTGAGACCTTCATGTCCGGTACAAACCGCTGCAGATCATGAGCCCAGGCTGCAGTAAGAAGTGAGCGCGGGGCAAGTACCAGCAACGGACCTCCACCCTTGCGACGGCGTTTGGCCCAGGCCCAGGCACGCACTGCTGTCTTGCCAGTGCCCGGGTCGCTCATATCGAATACGACATCAGTAGTTTCGTCGTGTTTAAGACTCAACTGCTGATGAGCCATAGGTTTCAATCGAGACTTGATCATTCAGCGCCTCTTGCCGACAGTACATTGGCCACCGTTCCATGGACCATACTGGCAGTATTGACATGAATAAACATTGGGGTTAGGTGGGAATTCTATGCACTCAGTGATAGCGCGACCACGGCGATCCAGCGCTGTACGAAAGCGCAAGCCTTGATCCCGTGTAAAGGTCTTTGAAGTCACTTCGTTTTGGTCAAGATACCACAACTCGGCCGTAACTCGTTCTAAGGATGGGTAGCGCAATAGGGTACATACCACATAGATCAAGAGCTGATCATTGTGTTTGATCTCATTGCCGAATTTCTTTCCAGTCTTGTAGTCAATGACTACTGCTTCGTCCTTGCTCAGGTGAACAACAGCATCAAGCTTTAGGCGTAGCCATGCAGTACGCCAGTCTGTTGGGCACCATTGATCATCCATGCCCCACTCACCTTCAAGTGAGACCTGACCAGCTTCGTGCAGCACACGCAGAAGGTCGAGTTGAGGACCGAAGTACTTGGCGGCTTCTGGCAACAGCTCGTCGATATCTCCGCGAACATACTGCTCACAGTTGTCATGTACACGGGTGCCGCGGTCATTGGCGTGCTCAATCTTGCCAGGAGGCAAGGGTCGTGCCGGCTCAGGAATGCGCTGGTCGTACTTAAGCCATGCAAGGAACTTGCACTTTTCAAAGTCAACGAGCCTGGAATGTGACCAGCTTGATATCGGCATGAGTAGGTCCTGAAGGGTAGATCGGGGCAGCTATTCTAGATCAGTCCTCAAACGCCTCCGCGATCATCGTCAACGCGCCCATACCATCAGGACTCATAACTAATTTATCAATAATTTGTTCTTCAGTAGTTGTGGCATTAGCAATAATTGCTTCACGCGCATCATGCCAAAGATCATATTGCGCTTTCTTGGCTTCTTCTTCTGGTGTCAGAGTAAATGCAAAAGCATCATAACAGTAGCCATAAGTGTCGACATCACCGATGAATGTAGCTCGCCCTGCCTTAATACGGGCTATTTTTTCTTCTCTACTAAGTTCAAATTCATCTGGTGAGGGTCCAAGTTCGGCAATCTTGGCAGTGATGTATTTCTTTTTAGCTTCAGCTAGACGTTGCTTGGCATGATCAAGTTGAAGTCTAGTAAGTGCAGGCATGATTCAGTCCTTGGTAATGTGCAACGTTTGCCCCCACGGCGCACGTTGCTTGTTGATCGAACACCACATGACGGGGTAGTGTGGGGGAATTTCTGGAAACGGACCGTCGAGGTCAGTGAGGTATATCAAACAAGATGGCGTAATATCTTGTTCTTTCAGCCATTCAAACGGCGGACGAAAGTCAGTTCCGCCGCCTCCATGGCATTTGAGTTGAAATGGATCATCCATTGTCAAGTCGTCGATATGATTAATTCTCATATCACAACTCAAAACAATTGTGCGTTCAGGTCGAACAGCTTCACGAATTGCTTCGATCTCACTAGCGAAGAGCTGAAGAATATCGTTGCTGATAGAGCCTGAATCATCAGTAACAATGACCATTGTCCCCATGTTTTCGCTGTACAGGCCAGGAAGATAGAACCCTGCGGCTACAAAGCGACGATTGACACGCTGCCACGCATAGTCGTTCTTAGAAATTTCGACGGCGAATTCACGAAGTTGTGCGCGCCAGTCAGTCTTGCTTTCGATGAGTTCATGGACGAAGCGCTTCAATGAAGCGGGAAGATTTCCTACGCCCTTCGCTGCGTTCGCTGCTTGGACGGTGGCGACCTTCCAGTCTTCTTCCAGCTCTCTCATCTTCGCTGGCGTCTTGGGAGCAGGTCTGAAGCTATCGTAAGGCTTGGTACTCTGTGGAAGCAGGTTGTAGATCTGATCTGCCGTCATGCCTGCATACGCTGCGTTTATTAGTCCGCCAGATGAAGGAAGCTGCAACCCGGCGTCGACAAGCAACGGGTTGATGGCATAGTCACCGGCAACGTTCCATCTAACTGGATCTCGTCCGCCGACACGAGTGACATGGTCAAATACACAATGCATGACCTCGTGGGCAATGACAAACTTCACTTCGTCGAAACTATGCTCCATGACGAAGTCTGGATGGTAGAAAATGTTCGTTCCATCAACTCCCATAGTGGGTGGATTGAGAGTCGTGTCTTCGATCATGTTTAGTCGAAGTGCCAGCGTGCCAAAAAACGGCTGAACTTTGAGTAGTGAGATCCGCGCTCGAATGATTTTGGTTTCAGCTTCTTTGTTTACGCCCATGGTAACCTCGTCAGAATTGCATTTGCTGCCTTGGCAGTATCTGCACGTACGCGTTTATTCTTGCGCAGATCTTCAACTGGCACTAGAAGCTCGCGCATGTCCGCTTCAATCTGACATAGT